GGTGACATATTATACTGCATGATGAGATGTGGATACAGGGAGTTCAAGTCAAATGAACAGACCCATTCGTGCATACCTTTTTGTGGATCCTTGACATACGCACCTTCAATGCGGCGATCCCCTGACACCTCGTCCTGTGGACTGAGAACAACATCATGTTTCTTGAGAACATTGTAGATGTATGTGTCCCAAATTTTCACCGATCCAAATGCAGTCACATATGCAGCATTTGCCTTATGAGCAAGAGTCAATGCAAGATCAATCAGACCGGTCTTTTCGTTCATGCGCTCGACAAGTTGAGTGTCCCGGATATTGTAGTCGATAAACTTCTGATGGTTTTCACGGTATAGAGCCGCAAGGGAGGAGTACTCGGAATAATCGAGTTTCTTTTCACCGAGCACCACATTTGCAATATTGTCGAGTTTATATGACTCCTGGTTGCCATAGGTATATCCAAACTTCTTGAACAGAAGCATGAAGTCAAGCTGCGTGGTACCAAGAATATTATACGTTGTATCACGAGCCTCAGGCTTGATATTAAAGATGGAAAATTTACGAGTTTGATCCTCACCAAGAACCCGAGCAACGCGATTGACAAGATATGGCATGTCAAACTCTTCGGAGTTCCAACCGCTGACAATATCTGGTACATTTTTCTGCCAGTGAGCCAGGAAACTCTTCAGCAGAACATATTCATCCTGGCATCGAATATATTCAATGCGTTTATCATGCACAATAGAATTATCTGCATCAAAGCCACCGATACCCCAAGTGTAGAAGGTATCATCAAGATTATTTTTGATTGTAATGGCAGTGACTGGTTGTTGGGCCAGAGAAGGCTGTGGAAACCCTTGATCGGATTGTACCTCAATGTCGATATAGGTGATATTCATCACCGAGGTATCTGGAATACATCCATTGGGAAATTTATCACCAATGAACTGAGCAACGTAGTCGCGATTGCCATAGATACGGAAGTTATCCGCCTCTGTCTCACGGATAAAATCCCGGCAATCCATCATACTGCCAGGTTGAATAGAGTCGACGGTATAACCATCGAGGGTACGATATTTTGTTTTATTACGAGTAGGAACGAAGAGGGTCGGTTGAAAGCGAACCTTCTCGACCACTCTCCGTTTCCCGTCATAGCCAACATACAGAATGTCGTTGGCCGTTCTCTCGACTGAAGTGTAGAATGTCACCATAGTCTAATTTATATCACGAAGCATGATAAAGGTCAATAGTTTCTACTCTTCGGTTAAGAATTCTTTTTTCCCTTCAATAGTCTGACCTCCGGCCGCGATTTTAATTTGGCGAGGCTTTTTACTATCTGGGATGATGTTTTTGAGTGAGATGATGAGCATACCGCTTTTAAGTTCCGCTCCCTCCACTTCGATAGTGTCGGCAAGAGTGAACTGTCGGGTAAAATGCCTGTTTGCAATTCCTCTGTGCAGTACATCTCCTGATTCTCCATCTTCCTTTTTCATATCTCCCTTAACTGTGATCTTGCTGTCTTGATAAACGACTTCAAGATCATCCTCCTCGAAACCAGCAACAGCTAGTTCGATCTGATAGCGATCGTCATCCAGGCTCCTAATATTATAGGGCGGATACGATTGAGGCCGAGTAAATGCATCTACCCGGTCAAGCGATTCAAGTTGTCTGAAAAATCGGTCAAAGCCGACAAAGAATGGATCGAGATTGCGAAGATTCGCAACGTTTTGCGTAACCATAGTTACCTCCTAGTTAGCAAGGTTAATAGTAGAGGACCCATCAGGCATCCTCATTACTATATATAATCATTCTCCTTAAAAAGTCAATAGGGGAGCGGAAAGTTGATGATAAGGAGAATGATGTTTCCGCTCCCCTATTTTGATTATGCAGCTAGTGCGCGATAGCCTGCTGCAACGACTGCACGGGAAGGAGTACCGATGCGGTAGAAGTTCCGTGTCTCGCCACCCTTGTTTGTACGAGCGTTGCTGTAAATAGCAACACCGACGTTCTGACGAAGATGGTTAATCAGTGCGGTCGGATTGGCAACGCCAAAACGTGCACGGATCTGCTTCACAGTAAGCTGCTCACCATTCTGTAGTGCGGTGAGAACGCGTTCAGTCTTTGTCATAATAAGTCACTTTCTTTTCAGTTTCAAAATTGACAGTCTTGCTGTCTGACACCTTTCGGCGTTTCGTCCCTACGGACTCATCAGAGACAGATTAATTATTATGTTTGTATACTACCATATACTACTTTTTTTGTAAATAGATTTCCAATCAATTAAAATTGTTTGTTAGATATTCCTCAAGATAAAAAGAACTGCGAGGTGCAAATTGATGACGATGCACAAATCCCCGACCCCACTCATAGGCATGGGCAAATACGGTCATATCATAAATGTGCTTTAGTTCATCCTTTGAAGGATTTAACCACGTCGGATTCTTATTATGATTATAACCATCTGGTTTCCGCTTAAAAATTTCCAATTCTGCTGTGATTTTAGCTGCAACCCCTGTTACAGTAACACCTGCAAATACTTGTTCTCGCTTTTTCATCATATATCCTCTGTTGTGGTGGTGCCGGCGCACGGACTCGAACCGCGGACCTGAGGTTTACAAAACCCCTGCTCTACCAACTGAGCTACGCCGGCATCTAGACTACTTCAACAAATCCTCATGTTGCATATTTTTCTGACGCCGCAAGTTATTTTGTGTTGCACCATCTAATCGATCAAGACGATGCTCAATGCGCCTATGCCAAAAATAATCAATCACATTCACTACAACTAAGCAGATTACAGCAAGACTCAAAATAGTAATCGCATATTCCATAATTGTCTCCTTAAAAATGGCTCCTCAGGATGGATTCGAACCACCGACCGGACGGTTAACAGCCGTCTGCTCTACCGCTGAGCTACTGAGGAATAATTCAAAACCTTTCAGGTAACACTACCTCGAAATTATCAGGATCTAGCCAACGCTCTTCTCCGGTTTTAAGTGAGCGAATCGATTGTTGTCCAGGACGCAGGTCGGACTTCCATTCAGTCACTTCCCACATCTCACCATGCTCATGAACACGGTTTTTACCGTGTCGTGTCAAGCCACGGATTTTGATAATGTCACCCATGAATGATTGCTCCATGGTTTTCGAACCGACGAATCTCAAACTTGCTGTCCGGATTCATTTCGCTGAGAACCATCTCAAGCTCTGCAGCATTACCAAGATCACTTTCCTCAGCAACGACAACACCGTCTTTGAAGATTGCAAAACCGTTTTCCATAATCATCTCCTCATTCATCATATATACATACTACCACAAGCTGGTAATTATGTCAACCAAAAAACCACAATAATCCGGCACCGATAAACACGGCCCACCATAGCTTCAGCCCAAGTTTAAAGGCAGAGGCAATTACAGAAACCATAATGCCAAGGGTAAAGGCTCCAATGATGAGCCATTTTGCCACATCCCATGCGGCTTGCAAATCGCCTTCAAACATATCTTACTCCCAATCAAAGTTGAACTCGACAATCTTCTCGAGTTCCTTCACGAGTTCCCGACCGTAGTCAGTGAACAGGATGCCCTGTTTCCAAACCCAATGCTCAACATCCTGAGAGTGGTAAAAGGTCTCATCCTGTGTCATCCACCGAAGAGCCGTCTGGCGGTCACCAGCACCGAGCTCGATGTAGGACTGAACCTCCTCCTTGAACTTGGCGAGGAGATATGCTTCATTGCGAGCCTCCATCTCTTCACGGCGGTCCATCTCACGGCAGAGACCATCCCAGATGGCTTGCTTGTTGTCGTCATCCGACTGAGTCCAACCTTCGTAGAAGGCTTCGTGAGGGCGGAAGCCACGAGCATCTTTGTGGAGGTCAGAGATCAGTTCATCGCTGTAGGTGTACATGGTGTTTGTCTCCTTCATCATCATAGTTATATACTACCATCAAATCAGAAATATGTAAACAAAAAAGTGCAAAAAAATATGTAACAAAATCAACCACTTAGCATTTTTTTGCATTTTTTTGCTAACGTGTTGAAATGCAACAAAACTTTTTTGAACAAAGTTGTTTACTTTTTTTATAGCTTGGTATAGTATGGACATATGATGATTGATAAGGAGACATCTATGGAATACACCTACACCACGATGATTGATGTCATTAAGCGGATCGCAGAGGATGACAGCCCTCGCCACATCCGTCGTCAGCTCAACCGGCTGACCTCCGACGAGAAACGTAAGGTTCTTGACCTTATGAAATATGTCGAGATGGAAATCATCGATGCCCAGTAAGATCAAAATGAACAAACGTGTAGCTCTCGGCTACGGCATCATCGACGAGGATCAGACATATCTCGGTTCTCGTGGTGGGTTCAAGATCTATATGGATGACAGTACTGACAAGAACTACGTCGAGATCTGGGTCTACGATATGGACACCTCTAAGCGAATGAGATCAGCATTCGACAATGTGGTGACGACTCGGTTCAAGATTGTTGCTCACATCGAGCTGAGCAAGGACAAGCGCCATTGGCATGTGGATCTGACTCAGGTCGACTCTCGTTATCGTGGTCAGAAACTAGCCAAACGGCTCTATTCGTTCCTGCTCAAGAAAGGCTACAACCTTCGTGCCGGTGACTCGCAGTCACCCGGTGGTCGTTATGTCTGGAATGAGTTAGCCAAAGATCGTTCGATTGTCGTCATGGCTCGGAAATCCAAACATTCTAAAATTATGGATTTTCCCAAGCCTGGCAAACGTGAACTGATTTCGGATGTATTTGATCTGTTTGATACAGATGCAGAAATCTACGCGGTTGCTAGTTAACCGTCTTCTTCTTGCCGATATTATACTTGGCGACTAACTCCCAGTCGTTCTTATCCTTGTAGGGTAGAACCTTAATCTGGCTAATCGGAGCGATCGGATTTTCGGTCTGCTCCGATTTTAGTATGTCGACCAGTTCCCATTCCCTGAGAAGATTGGCAATGGTATTTCGTCGGGCAATATCCGACTCTGACATATTAGATGGTTTGCCGTCGAGAGCAAAAAGTTCTTTAAAATGAGTAATAAAGTAACGTCCCTGCTTGTGCAGTATATGACAAGACTGATATAGGGTCTTTTCCTTCTTAGAGGCAACACCAATCCGAGTAAGTGTCTCTCTCACTTTAAGGAAATCATCTTCGTTACGTAGTCGTACTTCGACAAGATTGTTAATATCAAAACTCATTTTTTCACTCCACCCTTCTCAAGCTTTGTTTTTATATCTTTTATCTGTTGAGAAGACAGAATATCCATGATCTGTTTGGCTTTTTCATAACTGTAACCATAATATTCTACCACCGCCTCAAGATCATCGTGATGTTCAGTCTTGGCCCATTTGGCAAATCGCTTTTTAGGCCTCACTATATTTATTAAAAAGGAGAATTGTAGTTTGTTTTCTAGGTTGGAATGCATATTCATTGCATTGGCAACGTGGATCGTATCCTCAAAATATGATAGCTGACGATTTGTCAGGAATGGATTATAACCCTTTTCAGCCAATGCATCGTTATCGGTACCAGACATAATATCCTTACCAGAATTGATTGCATTAATATAATCAAACGGATTCATCACATACTCTCTTTCTCAATTCTGTGGTAGAGAACCGATGGTCTCTTGTATTAAAATACAATTCAATACCACGACGTTTGCATATATCACGCCCGGTAAAATCCTTATCCTTATATTCTACACCAAGTATGCGAATATGTAAATCGAAAGCCTCTAAAATATCTTCCAAATCCTGTTCTGTGGAATATGGGATAATTTCATCCACATATTTTACCGCAGATAATTGAATGTATCGTTCAACCATAGTCTGGATTGGTTTATTCTTTTCATTTGGTCTATCTATTGTAGGATCGGTTTGTAGGGCACAAATTAAATGGTCACAATGGCTCTTTGCCTCTCGCAGCATCTGAATATGACCAGAATGCAAAAGATCAAATGTTGAGGCAGTAAGTCCAATAATCATCAGTGAGACCTTTTGCCATCAAACACACAGATAAAATAACAACCTTCTGGGCCGGCATGAACCCGATGATATTTACCATCCTCTACTAGAACAGTATCTCCCTCTTTTACAATAAATTTTTCTTCATCGAGTTCCATTGTACCACTTCCGCGTACGAAAAGATAAACTTCCTCCTGACCGGGATGGGTATGACCACTGGTACTTTTTGTAGGCTTTAAATCGGTGGAACTTAAAATAAGATTATTTAGTAACTGATTATCCTTTACAGTATATCGTTCATCCATCTTAATCACATCACCACCGATATTCCATGCCGCATAGTGCATTATAAAAACTCCCTAAAAGTCTCCTCTGTGATATATAGACAGTTTGGTAAAACCGATTTCTTCATATCACAATTTACACGATAAAACATCACGTCTGGATTGTCTGCATAAATCTGTTCGTGGCCATCATACCATTCATCGTAGGGACCGTCCTCGTCGAAGTAATGGTCTGTGCCACGATATATGTTTCCCTCTCCATCAAATCCCAGCATAAAGATATACTTCTTTTTATGCTTTATAGCCATTTCAATTGCAATCTCACCAGATGA